GTTATCTAAATCAGTCTGTATCGCTGGTAATACCACACTGTTCATATCAGCTAGAATCTTGCCTGCCTGATTCCCTGTATAGCTTCCGGGTAGTGTGGCCGTCCAAGGATCACCAGCAGCACCAGCGACTGCCGACACCATATTGGCATCATGAGCAGACAGATCAGCAGTAGTTACAGCTGTATACGTTCCCAAAGCAGCTATTGTATCTGTTTGGTTAGATGCAGAGGTGATGAGCGCCGTTGAATAAATTACCCCACCAACATAAGTGACATCAACTTCCGGCACGCCAGTTATGTTTGGATCTGGTATAAGTTCGCCATGCCAATAAGTTGAGTCTACTTCAGGGACGCCAGCGGTAGTTGGTGTGGCCGCAGCAGTTCCAAGCCACTGAACTACGCTTGTATCAAGCTCATCTGTTCCGTATTTGGAGTCATACCAGTTGTTCGTCAAAATATTAACATAAGGCTGAGTGAATAAAGCATTGGGATCAGAAGCACCAGACGCAATATTCGGGTCAATAACGTTGATAGTGATAAACCCTGCCGTTGATGTATCCGTTGCATTTAGGGTGACCGCATACATCCCTTCCCCAAGATGAGAAGGAGCTGTAGCATCGCTCTTTGCCCCAAAAGCCGCACCGTTCTTGCTGATCTCTATATCTGCTGCACGGAACACGAGAGCCGTTTCAAATGCACCTGTGCTAGGATCGACAAATGGACCGATAGGTACGATCTGAGCAGCAGTGTCTTCTCTTAGTTCAATGCCCCACACAGGAGCCACACAAGCCAAGATGGCCAAAAGAATTAGTAAATTTCGCATGTTATCGTCTCCTGCGCTGTTGTGATTGGATTTTTGGGACTACGGAAGATGATGCATATGGATTAAACGCATCGCCTGAATTATAAAGTGAACTTCTTTCGCCAGAAGTGATTGCTCTGTTGTAAATCGCAACTTCGTCGATCAGCCCACCATAAAATCTGTCGGCGTCTAGGTCAGATCGAGCCCCAATATACCAATCCCCGCCATCCATATCTCCTGAAGTGTCGTAGTCGTAGGGGTCGGATGAATTATTTATGTATTGGGTAAATGAATTCGTGCTGTCAATCTTGACAATCATGAAATGCTGCCATGCTGTGCTAGCACCAGGGTCTCCCGTTGACGTTAGGTTTGCGGCATTAGAGCCATTGTCACCGTAGTTAAAATGCAACTGATTGGGATCCGTAGCGGTGTCTTCCTCATGAATATACCAATTTAGGCTGGGGTAATCACCCGCTGCACCATTAGATATAATATACTGGTAATCGGATCCAGAGTTGTCGGCGAGCTTTACCCATAGCGAAATCGTCCAATCCCCTGTCAAAGTTAGCGTTGCACTGTCCGGTATAACAATGCGGTCATTTATTTCATCAAATAGATAACAGTCACCTAATATGCCGGTAGATCCTGGCGTGGCTCCAGTAACCGTCCCATCATTGCCTGTGACACTGTTAGAATCAATAGCATCACCAATGGCTTCGTCAAAAGCCCAATAAGAAACTAAGCCATCAGTCAGGTCTGCAATTGCTGAAATCTGTAGCAACAATACAAGTAGTGTTATAAATGTCTTTTTCATTATGGCGTCCTCAGTATTAGGCCAAATTTAGGCCCTGCTCCGGTTAGTTCATAGGCACCAATCGATGGTGTTGCCGCCCAAGGATTGCTGTTAAGGTCTACACTGAAATCATAAGTGGGAAACTTCGCTGTTGGAAGCGTTATAGAGGGTGTGCCTGCATGCTTGGCCGCAGAACCGACACAGAGTGAATAGTCTTCGTTGTCATAATCAGCAAACACCGCGTCGAAATCTGGCTGATAGACTTCCCCAGTACTCAACTCCCAACCGGCACCCTGCTCGTATGATTTTGCTGTGTAAACGTTATAAGTCCTGTCAAGCAGAGCGGGTATGTCGGACACCTGTCCCTCAATGATATTATTTACCTGATATGCATTATACCCTTCATAGTTAAGCTTTAACGAAATCCCTCTACCAACTCCCTCAACAAGTGTATTATGAATCAAATGAATATCATCTTCCATCGCAGACCAATTGGTTATGGCTTTTTCGTCAGCCGTTACAAGCAAGTTACCGAAAAAATATATATTGCTAGGAGTATTCATTGTGATACAAGTATTGTCATGGAAGACCTTATTGTGGGCTACCAACACACTATCGCAGTCGTCGTAAAAAGAGAAACCATTCCCGTGAGTGCCGGTAACTCCTCCTACTGTGTTACGAGACACAATTACGTTCTCTGAATCCTTTAAGGCAATAGAAGTGCCAGCGCAATTTGTAATCGTACAGTTGGTAATAACGGAACCTGTATTGTACATAGATAAAAGTATGCCAGAATCGCCCCCGCGATTGATAGAACAGTTGTTCACTTCACATGTAATCGCACGTTTTAAATCAATAGTGTAATTTGCACAATCACTGAGTGAGCAATTCAGTATTCTGGTTCCAGTATTGTTGATATTCGAATCTAATACATCAGCTCTGAGTTGGATACCATGATCTGTGTATTTACTAATTGTAAATCCATCAATAGTAACATAAGACTTAGCATAGCCATATATACCGATCTCTTTTGCAGTGACTGCGATGTTATCTGCTAAATTATCAACGTTTTCTGGCCATACAAAAACATAGGTATAATCCGAGTTGCTTGGATCTTCTACGAAATAAAACTCCCCCTCAGAATCAAGTACATGGGGATGGTTATAAATGCCATAAGCATCTGGGTTAGTCCCTCCGGTTACTGAAATGTCATCGGACAGGTCAGAACTGAGAACCAAATACCCATCATTGAAATCTGTTACAGTCCGAGTATTGATACTATTGTTTGCCAGGTGCAGCCATACTCTGACGAATGCACCATTCCAGTAATCGTCATCTTCAGTAAGGTCGGAATCCAAAACATAAGACTTTACGCCCGCAGCCTCTGCTTCTAGAGGGACAAATAAATTTACATCATAAATATATCCTAGCTCCTGGTCCGGCCAACTGGCCATGCGGAGATGTTCCCCGTCTTCAAATAGTTTAAACGTGGACTCTGTACTTGGAAGTAGATCGGAATCTATTCTCGCCTTGTAGATGTTTGCATAGTCTGGATTGGTCACCCCGTCTATGGTCAAAAGGGTCTCATCAGAGACGCATTGGGTCCAGCCTGTGATTGGCTCAGTGCCGTCTATGATTGGGGTTTCGCCTGGATAAGCCTTAATGGTAATGGGGCTGTCTTCCGTTCCACTTCTGACAAGAGTAACTTCTTCATAGTATCGCCCTCCGCGAACATAAAGTGTATCACCTGCATAGACTTGGGATATCCCATAGTCAATCGTAAGCCATGGCGTCCCAATAGATCCATCACCAGTCGTGTTGTTCCCGTTGGTCGCAACGTAATACGTCGCCCCCATCACTGTGGACGATAGGGCTAAGATTAAGATGATTGTAAGCTGTTTCATTTGCTGGGCATCCTCTCAGCGAATTTCTGGATGGCCTGAGGGCAAAAGCAACACAGACCAAAGAAAGTAGTAAAATAAACCCCCGTGTAAGCCGCTTCAAGTCCTGATTGATACGCAACAAGCATCGTCACCAGTGCCATCACAAAGGAAAAGAACAGTGCCGCTCTACAATTCTTTCGCATGCTACTAGGTTTACCTTGAGCATCTATTAAATCAGTCATTCTACTTTACTCCAGCAATGATTCGTGAAATTGTTTTGCGATGACCTCTTATAATTTTTTCTAAAAACTTATAAGTCTTACCTTCTTTATGCGTTAAGTCTGATCGCTCATGAACAAAGATTGCGTATACAGCGGTGTACCCTACAATGATGTTTGCGAGCCAACCCTTCCCACCGACGTTACGAGTAAAAGCGGTATTTTTCAAATTACCAAGGTCTACTGGGACAATCTTTTGACTTTCACGTTGAACATAAAGTCCAGCTTTCTTCATGTTGATCTCATGACGCGCTCCTAGGGTTTTGTCAGCAGCATGAAGCTTACTGATCATAGATTGTACTCCAGTAACTTTGATCATTCCGGCCATTACACGTAAGCTGTTAATAAGTTTTCTGTATTTTTAAGGTTCGGAAGAGTATCAAATCGAATGATTTCCCAAGCGCCGTCACTACCTATTGGATCGTCAAGATCTAGACCAACATCTACTAAGTTACCGAGATACAGCATGCCACCGGCTCTAACAACTTGATCCACATACACCGTACTTTTTGTCATAATGGTGTTGCCCTTAGCGTCTATAACTTGATCCGAAACATCTTCCCATCTACATTTGATCTCATACGGCGTTCCGTACTGAGGTTGGCCGTGCGCATCATAATCCTGCTGACCCGATTCGTCTCCAGCAAGTGGAAAATAGACAGCAGTCTGCTTTCTCATTCGACTAATGATACCCATTACACTTTGCCTCTGAGCAGCGCTTTGATCTCGCTAAAGCCTCTATCCATGCCGGTTTTAACTTCACTGACGTCGCTTTGAACGTTTTTGATTTTATCTTCTATACGCTTAACGCGCTCGTCACACACATCTTTAAACATTAAATCTTTTGAACTTTGATGTGTGTCTAACTGAGTTTCGTGTTTAAACAACATATCCTTTTGTCCTTGAATAAGTCTAAACGTCCAAACGTAACATCCGATGACTGCAATATAACAACCTATGATAGCGACGTAACACCCAATAATCATGCCTGTATCTGCGTGTTCCATACATTTAGCCTTGTAAAGTTTCTGTCTTTGTTTTGCCTAGCCAAGAAACGCTCACAGTTGCGGCCTTGCCCGCTTTAATTTTCTCATTTAATCTAGCTAAGCCACCGTTTGTATCTATTCGCATCGCCATTTGGCCATAATGGGTCACGTCAAAACCTAGATCAACTTTTGTCTGAAACTTTTCACTTACACTTCCAGCCTTTTCGCTCTCTGTTCTAGGATCACGAATGCTGTAACTGTGTGCTGCAAGCCATCGTTCTATTAATTCAAGCTTTGCTGCTGTGTACGTAGTTACTGCAGAACAACAATCAGTGACTATATCGTTAGCAACTTCAATAAACGGTGTTATACTAATGCTAGAATCAACTTCGATTATAAGCGCTACGGCTTCTGGAGTGGTACGCGCCATGCTTTAGCTCCTTACATCATCAAGACCATTTTTAATAGCTGTGATGAGTGCTTTGCCTTGCTCATAGATATCTTTATCTTCGAGTCTGGCTTTAATCCGGTCTTTAACAAGCTCACCGAGTGTTGTTTCAACGCCATTACTGTTGATCTTAACGTCCTTAAGATCCTCGATAGCAATAACTGTGGCAGATGTGACTTTCGTCACTTTACCCAACGTGCCAACAGCTTCAATACCTTCAAGTTTGCGTCTCGATTTTTGCCAAGCGCCCCAACTGAAACCAGCAAGTGTCACAAGCCCTTCAGCAGTTTCGCCCCATGGCCCAAGCAGTCCAAGAATGATTGCAACTTCATCTGCTTTATCAGCGACTTGATCGCCTGTTTGATTAAATGTACTATTAGGATCAGCTGCTTTTGATGCTTGTTCCTCAGTACATCCTACAAGGTGAAAGCATCCGATAACTGCTAGTACTGTCCATACTAGTAACTTCTTCATTGTAGGCCTTTCCAGTAAGTTTCAGGTTCAACGTGCTTTATATTAGGAAGAGAGTCGTTATCGTTGATATTAATAACTTCAACGTTACTGAATTTGCAAATCAAATCACTCGTGACGCTCTTCCAATCCTGTAAAAACATAGCATAAGAAGAAGGTAAAACGGCCCCGGGATTGAGAATCTCACTGTGCCAGTTCGTTTTACCTTTTCTTATGCCCATATCGAAACCTAGAAGACGTATCTTAGTTGCGCCTAAGATAATAGCTAGATTTAAAGCTGCAGAACCGGTGTGTCCGTTCCATCCTAACGAATTTAAATGTAACCCGAAGGGTTGGCGATTAAAGTAATGCACCCAGCTTGGTCTATTGGCCGTTGTTGCTAATCCGCAAGTGTTAGTAACTACAACGCCGCGGTAACTTTTGAGTCTCTCGTGATGTTTTCTCCACCATGCGAGATCACCAAAAACACATACTTTACAAATGTCAACACCATGCTTATAAGCATCGTTACAACCGATCGTATGGCGCGTCGATAAAAGATCCCAGTTAAAATCTTTCAAAGATGAACCGCCGCCGATAATGAAAACTTCTCCATCTTCAAACGGATTCGATTGTAACCACGCTGCGGGTTTCATTACTTTAAACCTATAAGAAGCTGCCGTACGGTTTCCATACTTGTGAGTTTAGTTTTGTGGATCGGCTGGTTAGTGTCGTTGTTAACAATAAAGAATTGGCCACTTTCGCGGTATACTTTGCAATTCACCTGAGCCGCTACATCAAACTGTTCAGTCACGTCGTTTTCAAACACGACGGCAGCTTGTACATTTAATTCATCGAGAGGAACGGACACCCGTTCGAACTTACCGTTATTATTAAAAGCTTTGATCAAATCAATGCTCGTATCAACCACTTCGTGATCAGTACCAGCTTCATACAATTGACCGTCTTGAGAATGTGCACCTTTTATAACACGGAATAACATAGCAAAATTCCTTTCTTACTTAAGTGGGTATCAATCAGGTTGGGTACTACACTGTGTGATGATTACACAGAGCAGTAAACAATCCCGGTTTGGCTGGATTGATCAGTGCGAAGCTGAGGAACAATGATCGCCATAACCTTGTAATTCAAGGTGAAGCCACCATTGGATTCCCACTGCACCGTGGTGATGTCCAAACCTTCAACAGAACGAACAACGTTGCTGGTCATCTGAACCAGAACCATCTCGTAACCAGTCAGATAATCAAGAGTCTTGATTTCGCTGATGCCTTCGAGCTTAGCTAGACGTTCGCGGACAGTGTTGTCGCCCTTAGCGGTACTCCAGTCACGATCAAGGTACTGATCCCAACTCGGGCCGGTGTAGAGCATGAACGGACCAAAGTGATTGACGTCATAAGCAGATTGACGAGCAGCAAGAAGCTCGCTGAGCAGCGTCTGGCCGGTCCAACCTGAAGTGGCAGGCGAGGTGATCGTTTGAGTCAGAACGCTAGACCAGTTAGTATAGCCCTGAATCGTACCACCGCCGAATGTGTAATCCGACATCTTGCCAAGCAAAAGCTTTTCGGCAGCTTCAGCAACCTTGCGGCCAGCTTCTTCAGCCATTGAAGTGTCAAGCGGAGATCCACCATTACGAGAAGCTTGAATCTGACGAGCAGAGAAGCTGAAGTCGTAATGAATGATCGGCAAGGGCAGAGAACTCGCTTCGAAGAGCACGCGATCGTTTGCACCGCGGTGAACACCGTCCATCGAGATTTGTGCATCGTTTGCACCAGACATAGTCTCTGTCTCAAGGACAGTGCGTGACATCCCGTTAGGAATGTTGTACGTCAGGCCACGACCACGAAGATCTGCAACAGCTTTCAGACGAGGTTTGGCTTCCTTGACAATAGCTGCATCGATTTGCTTCCAATCGTACTGGCGAAGCGTTGTGGTAGTGTTCGCAATAGGAATGTTCTTCAAGGCCCCGCCATCGTTGACAGTGATGTACGTGCGACCATCTTTGCCAGCCCAGGGGCGTAGAGCTCCAACATCAAAGTTAACAGCCATGAGCTTTTCAGCAACCTGGCCATTCGGGTTTCCATTCAGAATATAGTCCATGATTGAATCCTTTCAGAATTCAGGTATTGATTTTAACAAACAACCAAGAAAAACAAGCTAAGCAAGCTGTTTGCTTAGATAACGCGTGCTGCAACGAGAGTGTTTGCGGTTAGCACAGTTGCTTGGCCTTCGATTGCCGCACACAGAACGCCTTCACCAGAAATACCAGATGACGGTTCTTCGGCTACAACAAACAAGCCAGCGCCGCCACTGCAGAGCTTAGAGTTGATTGAAACCAATTCACCGCTGGCAACCAGAACGTTCACGACAGCGCCTTTGCACGGGAAGATGAACGAAGCTTGATTCGCCGTAGTGAATGCTGTACCAACGTTCTTACCTTGAAGAGCGTCTTCCAATGGGATCATTATCGGAGTTAATGCTTCAGCGGTGGCATGCTTAATAGCAGAGCCGGCGCTATTCAATTCACAAATCATACCCGGATAAATTCCAGATTCTCCGAGAAGAGCTTCTTCCTGAAGAGTGTAGCCTCGATTCTCGATTCTACGATGTGTAGCTAGTGCCATGTTGCACTCCTTTCGTTTAGTTTACGATTTCTTCAATACCTTAGGACTGTACGCAGTGTACTGCAACTGCTTGATTTAAGCAATTGTTTCTTGAGTTGACGGTAGAGCAAGAGGCTCTTCATTAGAAAGTGCAACATTGTGAACTGGAGCTTGTGCAGAGAAGTCTTGAGTGAAGCGATAATCGCCATCAGGCTTCGGATCAGCAACCGGAATTGCAAGGTTGGCAATTGCTTTGAGCTCGGGAATGTCCTTCTCTTTCAAGAACTCTTCTGAAAGAGCACAACGATCGTTCTCTACCAAGGTTTTGACCAGTGCGCTCTTCTCTGCGTTGTAAGCAGTAACACCGTGACGAATCATACCTTGCATCTCTTTGGGTAGGCTGGCGATGTGTTCATTCAGCGATAGAATCTTTGGATCGCCTTCAGAAGCAGCAGAAGCAGAAGCAGCGGCGACAGCAGCAATGGCAGCAGCAGTCAGATCAGCGGCGCCGTTAGCAGCGGCGTTCTGAACATCAGTTGGGGCGTCAGTTTCGGCCGGAACGAGCGATTGAAGCGTCGCTTCATTGAATCCCATGAGAGCTTCACGGTTTTCTTCAGACCACGGTCCTGCGGTGTTTGCGATCAACAGATCGACAATTTTCTTCTTGTCCATATCGGACCCTTTCATTGTGTTAGTAACAAGTTCATATGTTATTACCCGCACAACTTTAACGGGTATTCCTTTAAGCGTAACAATATCTCCATTCTGTGATTTAGTGTATTCTTGTTGATAAAGTATGTCTTCACGATCGTATACAAAATAATCTTCGAAAACAGCATCAACGTACGTCCATTCACTATCTTTATCAGTTTGACGAATAAGACTTTGTAGTTGAGCGCGAGTATCGTCGTAGCTAATCTCATTTTCTACAGCCATTTTTGAATTGACTCGAATGAAACCAGCGCCAGCAGCCATCGAACAAGCTCCTTCTAGATCAGGAAGGACAGCAAGATGATCGGGACGAAAGTTATGAGCGATACCGGTGTATGCAACGCCGTCGAATTCGCCTTCAACTGATTCAACATCCATAAACAAGCCAGTTGACAGTTCAAGCATAACTTGATTTTGAACTGCTTCCAGCACTCGAACGTCAATGACTCCAACTCTCTCAGGATCAATCCATGCTTCAGCAGTCAACTTTGCTTTACTGTCATCAGTAGCAGGTACGAACGCAGCATTCATGATAACACCGATACCGCGAGCAGTTAGCTCTTCTGGAGTACAAGCAGAACCATGCACGCCGTTGCACGCTGGATGATACACGACAACGGGTTTCGCATTCCAAGTTAATGGAATCTCAGCCATATCAGCAGCTGGATAGTAAACTGGGCCACAGTTGCCAGCTAATACGCCTTCGATCATCATGACCATAGGCACTACAAGATATTCTTTGCCTTGCATCTTGTCATTGCGAACGATCGGTTTGAAGTTTCTTACTAACTGTTGATAAAGCATAGTTGCTCCTTATGATAACACTTCTAACTCTTCATCTGTAAGTGTTTTCGGGATATTGACAATCAATTTTGGATCGAACTGTTTAATTGCGTCTATTGCAAAAGCGTCTAACCCGTAGATGCCGTTCTTAACGACAAAGGCATCAGCTGGTACTGCTTCATCTATGTCTGTAAGAGTGTTCAACGATCGTTCAAGAAGAGTGTCACTACTCCACTCTCCGTTATCAAACGTTGCTTGAACTCCATATATTTCTACGACGATCATGATATAGGAATACCTTTTAGTTGAGAGATAAGAAAGTTAAACCATTCAGGGTCTTTCTTTGCAAAACTAAGTGGGTTTTCCCAAAAGAGCTCCATTGCAACTGCTCCTACTTCACCAATAGATCCGTTATCGTAAACTCGACCCGCATATTCTGCTTTGGCACCCATCCTGCTCCATTCGTCTTTTTTATACTGTACGTTACTCCAAAGCTCCTCAAGCTTATCGCCAGCTGTGCGAGCTTTAAAGAACGCAGTATCAGCTGCTTTAAACCCTTTTAATTGATACTGTAAATGATGCGTAAACTCGTGAGTAAACGTAGTTTCAGAGCTAGTCTTCATTGTGATCTCATCGCTGTACTTGTTGTATGAGCCAAGCAAGTTGCTATTCTGCTTATCTTGCTGGACTCCTACTTTTGCAACGCCTCGCCCAAACTGAGTTTCTCTAGTCTTAGGAATGTAGCTCATTACTTCATCAGCTGCTTTTATATATTTCGGATTTGCTTTTTCGCTTTTGTAGCTTGCACGTATCACGTTATTGCCCGCTTTATTCTCAACTTCAACGAACAACGTTCTTTGTTTCTCCGCTGAAAGCTTTATTTTCTTCTGTAAAGCCATTACTTGTTTGTTTAATTTGTCAACAACTTTAAACGCAGCAGTTCTCTCATCTCTTGTTGAAAACTTAACGGGTATCCGATGATACTTACTGTTTGCTTCGCTAAGTTCATTTCCAAGTCGATACAACTCGTTACGAAGACCGACGGTATCTCTTGGATACTGTGCTGCGAAGTCAAGCAAGTTCTGCCGGTACTCTTCAGCCGTCGCAAACTTAGTTCCTTCACTGGTAGCCACAGTTGGCACTTTAATTGGAGCAGATACTGGTTCTGCGAGCCGAATAGTTGGCCGTTTAGGAATCGGCCTTATCTTAACTCCAGGTTTAGCTGATTTTTTAAGAATAGCTTGCAGATGCTTATTAACAAGATCAATTTCTTTTTGAGCTACTTGCAGCGATCGCAGCATTGGGTCAATTGTCTTGGCTCCGACACGTAAGAACGTGTGCTCTTTGATTGCTCCAGACTGTAAACCTTTAAGAAAGTCTATTGCAATCTCGTCCTTAAGCTTTGCAATAGTCGCCACGTCAATCTCGCCACGAAGTGCCGGATTCCATGTTGCTTGCGAAACTCTAGGTTTATTCTTATACTTCTTGTAGAGCTCGGGTACGAGATCATGGTTGCCGATGACTTTGCCGCCTGAAGCTTCGTCAATGTCACTGTATATTGATTTTCTTGTATTCTGCGGATCATCTGGATCAGAGATAGATTCTTGTCCTCGTTTCTGTTCTTTAATTTTTCTCTCAGGCGCTGGTATCCAAGCACATCTACAATTTGGATGGAGCGGGATGTAGCCGCGGGCTTCTTGAACAGTGAAAATCTGGCCTTCCATGCTAGCACACTCAGCACAGACCCTGTCGTCACCGGCAGTACTCCACTCGACCTGGGCTCCAATTTCTTCGACTCCAAGTGCTTCAAACGAATCGAGTTGACCTTCAGCGTGTGCCCGAATAACTTCAGTGCGTGCAATAGTCAAGTAGCGCGTTCGAGTTAATTTGCCAATATCGCTGTACATCTGACGTGCTATCGTTTTCGGATTCAAGCCGTCAGCAAGTCCTTGCCCCATGATCCGCGACATCTGCTGGCTCATTGTTGCGGTCACACCCTTGAGTTCTTCAAAAACGCGCGTTGAAATTAGCTCGAGTTTCGAAAGCATCTCGCCTTGAGAAAAAGCGTCTCGAAGAAAGTCTTCTTTTGATCCTGAATAGCCGGGCAAGCCCTTTGATAAGCTTTGTTGGTTAGTGTCAGTGTAAGCACGAAGAATGCCCTTGCGATAAGAAGAACCAACGTAAGTCTGTGTCCAAGGTTTCCCAGATATAGCGTCGGTAGATAGCAAATTGGTATCGATTTGCTCTTTGAACCAAGCGTTGAAGTCAGTTAACTTCGTCGAGTTACTAGCAAAAGCATACGTCGATCTCGCAGCAAGATTAAATGTCACTCTTATTTGGTTGTCAAAGATCGAGATCTCTTCGTCAAGTGCTAACAAGTCTTGACTGAAAAGTAACTGTAAAGAGTTAACCAGTGCCCGCAGGCGCTGCTTCATCTCTTTAGAAAACGAATTTCTAATTTGAGTAGTGCGAGTCGGATCATACTTTAGAGCTTGGTTAGTCGTCAGTTTCATCGACGTCCTTAATTCCTAAAGTATTATCACCGTCAGTCTCGATACGGAAGCCTGTAAGTTCACTTTCAATGGCGTCAATATCGTCTTTACTGAAATCGTGAATAAGTTTAAAGTAAGTCCGAGGCGCCATGACCTCTGACATTCCCTTAGAAACGTATTCCGAAATCGCAGCTGTTATTGTCTTTGCAGTCTCAGACTTGTCCTTCTCAGATGATTCAAGGATACTAGGCCATTCAACTTCGTAGCCATCAGGTCCAGTCTCTGGTAACACACCGATCTCGATAAAACGATCGATGACTGGGCGAACGAGCAACGGAGTTAAATAGTTATCTTGGCGCTTCCGTACTCTACCAGCCCAAGTATTTTTATCTTGCTCTGAAGCGAGCTTCGCAGCTTCTGTACCTGTGAAAATGCGGTGTGGCACACCGAGGCCGATAGTAATAAGCTTCATTAGGATGTCGAAGTGGCCACGAGGATCAGAGATAGCTGGAGCAAGCATTGTAGCCTTAGCTCCAGTTGTAATCATGTATCGTTTAAGACTATTGAAGTAGTCTTCCATCTCATCTTTAAGCGAGTCCTCATCGATATCAACAGATTCAACATCAAGATTTGGATCAACTGTAATATTCAGACCAGGGAAGCCGCCCTTCCAGAACATCTCAGCCCCGCCGCCAGCGACCTTGCGAACATCGTGAATATGATCATAAAGTGCTTGTAAGCGGGGCGTGCCAAAGATCTCATCAGTTTCTCGATTATCTGCAATGTGGATCACTCGAGTGTGATGCACGTTGACATTTGTTGATTGATTTTGGCCAGATTCAAGTTGTATGTCGTACAAAACAGGCCGCCCAAACCGTTCACTTTTCGAATCCTTCTCAGTTGAAGCAATCGTTGCGTACTGCTCATCAAGAACTTTGATATACAGAATTTTGCGAGTCACTGTACCAGGCTTATCTTCTAACGGCATATTCAGCAGTTGGCCATCGTCAACGCCTAGAATCATGATACCGTATCTACCAATGCCGCTGAGAATATCAATACGCGACATAAACTGTGACAACTTAATCTGCTTCTCAAGACTAGCTAATGCTAACTCGAACTCAGTGTCATCACCTTCTTGATTCTCATAAACATCTGGAATAACCTGCCAGCACTCCTCAGGCCAGACTTGTACTGCTCTATGAGCAATAGCCATGCGATTGTAGAACTGCCGATACTGTTCTGTAACAATAAGATCTGGGTAACCGCATTCGAAGTTATAATTGCGACCTTCACCAGTCAAGTTACGAATGGTATTTTGACGTAACGAAGTCAACGTGTTTGCAACCATTCGTTTGAATCGTGATACCTTATTCATTACGCTGACCTCTTCTTATTAACACCACCGCCGACACGGATCACTTGAGCACTTAGTAGCTTGTACGCTCCACTGGAAGCATCAACTTGATCTTTAAACTTGCTTAGCGGGAAGAGCTTAATTTCGTCTAGATATTGTATCAACCATTCACCAGGCAAAGCGTGTACGAGGCCTTCATTGACTTGCGTGCTATATGCGTCAGCACGAATAACTTTATCTCCGGTAGGTCGGTCAACACGAACCCGGAAACCACGAAGATTCTTTACAGTGTTTTGCGCAGATTCCTTGCCACCGCTACCAGGTTCTTGTTCGATTCCGATGATGACACCCCTGCCGTCAGATTCAGCAGTCTGTTTGATGATTCGTTCACGAAGACCGCTGTCCCATTGACCGAGCACGACGTGCAAGAGCCAAATCTCATCGTTCTCATCTAACGCCATTTTAACGCCGGCTGTTTTACAGCCGTCGTCTTGCGTGCCGGCCTTATCCCAATATCGAACAATCTTTTTGAACTTGACGTTACATCTTTCAACCTTGACCATCTCCCACTTGAACATACCGCCAGAAGGCATTGTCGGCGTTTGGAGATACTGGCCTGAGTACATGTAATTACCCAGCAACCGCTTGGCTTTCAATGTCACTCTAGTCAAGCGAACAGGATCCATCAAGCCATCAACGTACTTGGACATTAACTCTCGCGGCCGTACGTCATCTGTCAATTCAGCAGGAATGCAGATATGCTTAACTAGGCCTTCTTCAGTGTAATCAAGCATGTCACCTGTAGGATCCATCTCATGCAATCGTTGCATGATAAGGATCATCGGAGTGATCTGTTGATCCACCTTACGCTGAGCCAGTGACTCTTTGATCCATTTATTAGCAGCAAGCAACTCAGCATCGGAGAGTGCCTTCTGTGGGTCCAAGGGGTCGTCAACAACAATAAGGTGGGCGTGAAAACCAGCAATACCACCAGTACCCATCCCAAGGCGCATGCCGCCAGATTCATTCATGAAGAATGACTTAGCATCTTGATCTTTAAGCATCTTAACTGGGAAACAAAGTTGGTATTTCGCAGACTTAATAAGTTGGCGGCTCTTGCGAGAAAGATCCATGGCAAGTGGATGCGCATATGAACCGCCAATATACCGAAGAGACGGCATTTTAGTCCAAAGCCAAGCAGGCAAAAAGACCGAAGCGATAAGAGACTTTGTTGAACCCGGTGCTATGTTAATGATCAGATCGTAGAGCTTTGGTCGGTTATCAAAGACGCGCTCTGCTACAAGCTGTATTTCAGCACAGAGATAACGTATATGCCAGTTGTCTACGTATTTCTCAGGCACGATCTCGGCCCAGAACTCTTTAACGAACTCATAGAAAGCTGTACGAGAGATTGAAGCGATTAGGTCGTGCTCATTATAATCCGAACACTCACTGCAACGAACCGACCGGAGAAGATCCTTACGTTCAGTGAGTGTCAGTCCTAAGGTATCGATGTAAGAGCCGATCTGGTCCTCGGCGTGGGGAAGCAAGAGTCTAAGTTCCCCGGTGACGTGCTCACGGGTCCATGCTACTGCCTCAGGCATTTCATCGGGGCTCTCGATTACGCAGTGCGTGAAGTCTTTGTAGTCGAGATCTTTTGGAGCAGCGAACGTGATCTTATTTCGAGGAAGCTTGGGATACATAGCAAACATCTCATCGAGACGTTGGTATGCTTTATCTGGATGTTTTGAAATCCAGATACCATCTTCTTTAGACCATAACCAGAGTAGGAGTGCTTGATGCGTCTTATCGTCATGACCTCTTACCTCAACCATATCCTGTTTCTCGAACAGAACTTTCAAATGGTCAGGAATTTTGACGTTAAGCTTGATTGGCATGCAACGTAGTCCATTACGTTAAGATAAAAAGTTGAGTTCAATCTCCGGTGACATTTTATCGTTCAACGGTAGTCTCACTCTGTTGTCTATAGCAAGGCCGATGGCGTCTGCAAGTTCAATGTTGTCAGCACCGCATGCATCGTTCACGGCAAGAATGATCTGGGTCACGATCAAGTTAATAGTCTTGATACTAACTGTTTCTTTTGATTCCTTCTCGATCTTAGCAGCAGCAAGGACCATGTCTTTAACGTTGATCATTGCTGAATGCTGTAGCTGTACGAGAGCTGCTTTTGTATCATCATCTAGCTTCTTAGATTTCTCAGGATCGTACAGTACTTCACACAGTTGTAAGGCTTGGACCGCAGCAGCTCGAGTTATTGCAAGCTCTTCGTACAGTGATACTTGTTCGTCATGCGGTTGATTAAGAGCAGCCTCAACTTGTTTGCACAGTCTAGGACCTAGGAATTTAGAATAGTAACCTGGCACTTGATACCACTTTCTATGAAACTGTTGCGATGCAGCACGCCGTCCTCCATGGAATTGGCAATAGTCACTACCTCTTAAAGCCCACCGTCTACAGCGTCGTTTCGTGACTGTTGATTTCGCTTTACATTGTCTTGCATGTCCTTCTACTGGAGCTGGCATGTTCGTGTTTTTCTCCTATAAGTATTATACACTTATTATTCTCAATGTCAACACCTAAGTGACATTACTTTTGCACCACTTGGTTCACTTTAAAATTTCTCAAATTGCTCAAATATAAATGCACTACGACACACCCGTCGTTTAATACAGGTGTGCCGTCTCGTTGTTACTGGGATGAACTAAGCTTCTTCTGGGAAGACCTCTTCTTCTTCGGGTGGAGTCTTTCCCACCATAAGCATCCCGATAGAATACTCGACCATTAAAGCGTCAACTGCGTTTTTTACTACAAGATTCTTTCCGAACTTCTTGGAGTATATCAAACGAGGATGGCCTAACGGCATATCGCAGCCGTGCATCCAGCCTGCGGCTCGTAGGAACTGATGTCTGCGAGCGTTGAGCTCCTTAGTCAGTGCATTTACTTCTTGGATCTCTACTAACGTGTCGTGCGGTGTCATTTCACTCTCCTCGTTATGTGGGCGTACGCTGTTTTCAGATCACATATGTCACATCCCAGTAACGATCTGTCACCAGTCTGTAGCTTCAAGCGGTAGCGATGCATTAATTCACAGTTCCATAGTTCTTTCAATGATGTATGGTTAGCATCGCCGCAACGCTCTAAGCGCTTATCACCGGGATTAGTCGCACAGCAGAACTCGACCTCACCGTTATAGAGGATAACTTGATGTCTCATAGGCCGAGCGCATCGAGCCTCAATTCCCTTCACATTCATATCAAGACCGAAGTTGTGCCATTGAGAAGTCTTGTCTCGTTTAGCGTTGGGCCTCATGTCAGTGACATTAAGATGCATGAACTTACGAGCGTGGCTCTGGTACCGACTGTCTGTCCAGCGGAAATGGCTGCTGAACCTAAGCAAAAGTTTAGTAAGCTCGTTCATTCGGTTAACACGTTTCTCAGCTGTTTCGTCATCGTAAATGTCCACACTAAGAACGTTGACGCCAGCGCGCTTGAGAGCCCATATCTTTTCAATAGCGAAATCCAGATCATCGCGCGATGTTAACGTGTCACCATTCGTCGCAACGTAGATCGTCCCTTTATAGCCAATAGAACGAAGATATGCGGCTCGTTTGCAAAGCTTCGGATCGAGTAACGGTTCGTTCAAGCGGAACAGTTGGATGATCTTTGTTTCCTTAGGTATTTGACTAGCGATATGCTTAAAGAGACTGTCAGTCATGAGTCGTTGCTCGTGATCTCGGATCCCAGTGCTTGTTGGGCAGAACGAGCATCTGCGATTACACTTACTCGACGTCTCTATCGACATTCGAGTCGGTGGCGGGTACTCCTCATCTACAGACAGCGGCGGTAACGTACCCATCTTCATCCATGAAACCATCTAACCTCCTCCAGCTAAGTCGGTACTGTTCATGCCAGCTTGTTCACGATACCATAGGAACATCACGTAACCTGCAGCATCTACAAAGTCGTTTTCAATTAAGCATCGTTGGGCGTTGCCTTCGAACGCAGACGTTGCGATTCGTGGATCGTCCCATCCTACCCATTGTTGCTCAAATCGTTCCATGACTCGGGCTCGCAGTGTCTCAGCGAAAGCGTCAAGGCATTGTTCTAACTGTAGCTTTTCTTCTTCGCGTGACATTCATTACTCCTTTCTATTCTTGTTAAGGACCTTGGCAAAACGTAATAGACTATACTTCACAATGCCTACCTTTTTACCTTTTTTATCTGTTATGATTCGAACGGCTTTCGTCGGGCCGTTAACAGCTTTAGCCAACAGTTTCTTCAGTCTTCTTTGATGTCCCATTGTTTGCCTTAAACCAAGACGCTCCTAGTCCAACGGTCTGGGCTAGGAGCGTTGTGAACCGTTAGTGTTTAAACATGACAGCAAGAGTGCAGTAAGCACCGTTCATGTCTCGGAACTCTTCTTGGATTTGATAACCAAGACCGAACAGAACTGCGGTGTCATCATTCAACGGTTTAATCAGATTCGTTTGGATGAATCCCGTAATGTAATCATTGTACTCATGGTTCAACGTGCGGGTCTTCGTTCTACGTCGACAGGACTGTGTTTGAACTTCTTGAACATCAGAGTCGTTAATCCAATTGTAAGCTCCACCTGCTTCGAGTTCCCAATTAGATCTGATTTCCCAGATAGCAGAAAGACCAAGATTAAACGTCTTCACATTCCCAGATATCTTCTCTGTGGATCGTCGTCCTTTACTGGACTCTGGGCTGACACTGGTACGATCAAAGCCCAATTTCATGCCGAGAGAAATGTCATCTTTAATAATCTCTCGAAGTTGAACGTAGCCTCCTGCAGAGTAATCGAACGGTGACGTACGGTCTGTGTCCAAGTACTTTCCACCGACCAAAAAGTTAACAGCCATGCACGGCGTACAAAGAATCAAGATAGACAAAACCGACAACAACCACGTGAACTTCATTTCGTTCTCCTTAATAAAACGTTCCATTTAAACAACTTGACAACTAACTACGTACTTCTTAACTTTACTCCTTTCTAACCGATTCGAATATCCCGATGACACGAGCGTAGTCTACAACCTGTGGAATCGTCTTATGACATTCATCTTTGATTACCGCGAATAGATTCGCGACACGGTTTACAAGCATTGATGTACTATCGTTCTCATGCGTGCGGTCTCGTAGTGTGCCGCATCGTAGGCACCAGAACAATTCGGGTGCTACGTTTTGCATTGTGTGGTCACACGTTGGACAAGACATTATAACACGCACCTTTCAAGATATGTAGTCACTCCGGCTGCGACCCAGCATACCGGGCTGAAGTCGTTAATGTAGATCGGTAAAGCTTGATCCATCATATGTCCGAACCAGTATCTTTGGTAACCGAATTCTATCATCTTAGTTCGCATAATAAACGCGAGATGATAAATGCATATCGTACTTACTTCGATATCCATTTCTTTGCAAGCTTGCTTGACTGTTGGCTCTTGCAAAAGCGCTTCTGGTGATAACGCAAACAGTCCTGTCATTATATCCACCTCGATTCAACGTACTTCCTTTTATTCATGTTCGCATGCAGTTTTACCCGTGTCTCAAATGATGGCTCGGGATCATCAATAACAGTAAATATAGCTGATCGTCCCTGACATCGTTCTGACGATTGATAAGTATGCACGACTCGTGTCGTCTTGTGACGTATCACATCAACAGATTGGACACTCTTGACTAGGGCCACCGGTCTTCTCCTTTTTACCAAAAGTAATAGTAACAGCACTTGGACTGATCATCGTAAGTCGAGTCTCGTCGAACCATTCCCAATCAGTGATTTTTCCGTACTCACCTAGCTTCGTTGAACATAGTCCATAGTGCACACATCCAGTCGCGTGAAAGGTGATCGCGATAACGATACCTTCAAACTTGCTGATAACGTCTCTAACTTTGTCACCGTGCCGATATGCTGCTTTAAACTCTGCCATTAGACTTCTCCATATACTTTAATTCTACTTATTAATGAAAGCAAAACAGACTGTTGTAAGTGCTCTATAGGATGATGTGGGTCACATAGACTATATACGACATTATTGGCTTCTAAATCTGTAGTTTCAGCAAACGGTCGATATCCAACGTATTCGTCGTTTCCGCATAGAATACATAGAACAAAAGACGACGTAGAACTACGAGCTTTAGTCATAGTTTCTCGAATTTCGTCTATTGCTGTCTGTACCTTGTCCATTGTACTATTATATCACAGTTGCAGTACGGAGTCAATAACTTTTTTCGTTTCTTCTGAGATAGTTTTGACCCGATCATTCTCAAGTTTCCATTGGTAACTCGTGGACCAATCTGCTTGATAAGCAAATTCACTTAACGTGAGTTCTGCGTCAAGAGGTGCTGAGATCAAAGCAGCTGAATCTAACGTGTAACGTTTCTCGTACAGTTTAAAAATGTCACTCATATTCTATGGTCCTGATTTAATGCATCTAGATTAACTTGCGTTACAAAGTAACCTTTCGGAATCGTAAACGTTTGATCAATTTTTTGCTTCACCGTTTTTCATGATCTACAAGTCCTTAAACAAAATATTTATAGTAGCAACTGCGACATACGATCTTCTTTTCTATGAATATGTCACGTTGAACTGGGTTTCTTTCAGTGTTTCTCAAGATGAAGAAGAGGCGCTGAGTCATGAACACCCAGGACCTCGACCGTAGAAAGACGCGCTCACAGACCGGGCAGCACCGCTCAGGAACTAACGCATTTAATAATGCTTCTCGCGTTTTCTTCCGATTGAACTGCTGATACTCCGCCCAACTCTCATCCCACGCCTTTTTCATGGTATGGTATTCATTCTCATCTTGATTAGTCTTTTGAATATCTTCGGGTAAATGTTTCAATATAGATGGATCGTTGATCATTGTAAAAGCTCTTTCATAGGATAACCGACAATGCCACAATACAGTGAAAGCACAAGGATAACCGACAATCGCAAGTCCACAGGGCACCGATCAAAAAGTCAGTTTTTTCTACGTTCATCAATGTCACTCTATTGTCACCGTCTAAACAACAATTCTATATAGTGTAAGTACAGTATATATATATATTTATACATAAAAACAAATTACCTTATCTACTCTATATATACTTCTATATTGGTATACCTGTAATGTAGTACTTAATTCTGAGAGAATCAGAGAATATTTGTAGACTTACCATTGTCGGTTATCCCTATGTTTTTGAAAAACATTCTTGTAGGATAACTGACAATCAGCGACTCAACGGTGAACCTGAATAAGTTCTAAGTGCCATACAAACAGTCAACATCCGTAGGAACTCCATCCCAGATCGTTGTTCATCTAAACAAAAAGGGGTTAGATCAGTTGCCATAAGAGTCTGACCGCTGAGCGGATGACATAGTTCAAAGAAGTTATTGCAGCGAATCCTGCCAACGTAGACGACATCACCACGTTCTACAAGATCAGTAATGACTTTATGTTGAATCTCACTTAAAGAAGCATACCCCATCTTGAATTCGATCCATCCTCGCCACCTTCTATGACAGATGTATCTATCAGGCCAGCCAGATTGTTGCATAGCACTTCCCACAACAGCAAACGTAACGCCGTTACAATGTTCAATGCACTTGCAGAAATGCTTAGTGAACTTAGTTTCACCCCACTTACGGTTTCCAGCCTTTGTCATCAGCTCAGTTCCCTAGCACAAGTTTTATTAAATTCACATGCTTCACAAATAGCAGTCTGCTCTGAGACACACGCTTCAGTAGTGTAGCATCTAGGCATCTCAGGCACACTGTGATTACGATCCATGAACTTTTCTTGTAGCATTTCAACAAAATTAGCAGTCAAGTGCATCGCCTGCTCATCGTCAAACCCAGCAGCAACGTACGCATTATATTGAGTGTAGGCAGCGCCTGCGATCATAGTTGACAGCTCTTGGACAGCTTTCATGAATTTATCTTGTTCCACAATCACACCCTTTCTCCAAGCCTACATCACCTACCATGATGCGGCGAAATGACATCTTTGCAAACAAGAACTTCGTTCCTGTTCGTTATGCGCATCGATTGGTAAGCTCACTACAATGATTTCATCCCTTGAATTGCACATCTTTAGCATCTCAGGCACACTGTAATTTATATCTTTAATTATCAGCATCAAATCTTCCATTCTTTTATTACAAGCTCTCGTAACCGCGAATGTCAATGCAAGCGCGCGATGGAATCTCCATGAATCTGCGTACGCCGCGACTAATAGTTTTATTACTAGCTCCATCTAAGAAGTTATATGTAACTTTTCGAGTACGACAGTACATTACTCTAACTTGCATCGTTCACGTCTTTACTAAAACGATTCAACGCGTCCAAGATACTCGCGTCAATGTAAATGCGATCTGTCGGATTAAGATGATCGTTAGCGTGTAACCAGATCCCGCCCATGTGAGGATCACTTAGTGCATATACGCCATCTCCTAGATACTCAGCCTTTTGGCCGTTGGGTAGTGTCTGCATGATACTATCTCCTAAGATTTAATCACTCGACGAACAATCTTAGCCTGTGCATCTCGCGCATTCTACAACACCGAGAGCTTCGAGGGCGTTAAAACCTTTTGTAGATCTACCGTCTGCTTTTTGTATAGTCTCAATCTTATGGTACGCGATAACTTTAGGCCGTCCCATAGTACTATCTCCTCCAACTGAGTGGTTCATAGAGCTCGAATTCGAATTTCCATTTCCATATCGTTACACCTAGCGCGATATACGAAAATGCGCCCGTCTCATAACTTTGACGCAACACGTTAGTACGAATACTAAGCAGTGGCAACACTAGTTTAAAGTGTAAGAACGGCAGCCATAGTTTACGTATGCGCTTCCTCGTGAGCATGAACGGCATGTCTCTCTTGTATGTTGTACCGACCTTCGCGTCAAGCCCAGTGAAGATAAGATCAGCCCACTGCGTTCCTGACCATACGAGATCACTACTGTGAATAACAGTTCCGCGTTTCTTGTGAGCATAACCCAGTTTCTTTTTCGGTTTCATTTGAATCTACACCTCTTTGTATACCAGTCAACACATAGCATTTTGCAAATTGCGGAAACCACCTCATTCCACTTGTAGTAATCACAGCGCCGCGACTCGTTGTACTTCGATACGCACACCTCACGCTCTTCCACATCTGTGTAGAAGATATTACAATCTAATTTATCACCTAAGTTTTCAGCAAGGTCTTTTGCACGATCTTCAGTGTAGTTACCCCGCTCAAGATAAACTTTGTCGTTACGAACGTACTTTATCTGTAAGAACCAAACTTTCATATCTTCCTCAAGAACACGTCAATTCTTTGTTCCGTAGCCTACCTACAATATCATATTTCTCACCGTTGAATTCAATAACACCAGTTATCGAATCGGCGGGTTCTGTGGTAAGCACGGCGACCGGTGCGAACCATGAATTAATACGTATGCCGCACATTGCTGCAAGTGTCTTTTGCCAATGATCGTAATTCCAAACAATAGAATCGTTTTCAGGAACGATCTCGCCTACTTTAAGTAATCTATATCCTTTTGGCGTTTTCATAATGTTATGTTCTGTCTTTTAGCGCGTATTGGTTTATACGTTACTTTCTCACCGAGCCACATACTCGCGAGAATATCGGTATCGTAGATAGCGCAAAGTCTGTTGTCGCATTTTATAAATCTACCGGTCAAGTCTTTGGGTACTCGCTTACAGACTGGGCATGTTTCAATCCGTTTCATAGTTATATCGCCTAGTTTAAACTGAACGCATAATCAGCTGTTAAATACTTGAACGGTAAATCATTGATATAGCACTCTGCTTCAAGTTCAGCACATTGGGTGTACTTACTCACTTGAATAGCTATTATGTGCGTCGTGCTAATAACCAGTCATAAGCGTTAGCGGCCATACCTCTTGCTTCTTTCTCTGTTTTGAAGCCCCGCTCAACGATGTTCATTTTAATGTCACTGTTAAAGTCGAGACGATAAAACCAAGGCCAGTTCTTTATGTTTTGACCGGATTTCCCATCGTTGTATCGTGAGACTAACAGATGTCCTTTACTGCGTTTCTTCATCATAATACTATCTCCTTTATTAAAACTCATCTCAAGATTCTGCACCCGCCCACGTTGATTACAGGCGCCATTTTTTTCGGATGAACTGTAACATGGATAACTTTATCGCTTCCCACCGAGTCGGCGCTATCTGAAGCTGTGATAAGAAAATTGTGTTCGCCGATCTGCAACTTGGTCGGCGACCATGTAAACAACCATTCAACTGTTTTGTTCGGATCCTCGGAGTATGTCCAGATTGCGTTATTCGGCCCGCTAGTTTCGACGAGTAAATCATACGGTAACGCTTCATTCGGATCGTTGATCGCACTTCCGTTTGCCTCCATTGTTTCACCGACACGCATTTCAAACTCATAGACTGGTAGTTGCACGACATAAAACGCACGACTGAAAACCATCGGTGAGATCATTAGAACTAATAGTAACCATTTTAGATGTTTCATAATGCTTTCTCCTTAAAATAAATAAAGAACTGGGCACAGATCTATGAAATGACACATTCGCGAGGTAGTCTAATATCTTTGAGGAAAGATAGATAAAAGTCGATCGTGGCAACCCAGTTCTTTATTCTTCTATCATTGCTTCGATGAACTTTTCATAAAATTCAACGATACATATTTCTTCATTAAGTAACTTATCAGCTAAATCTTTCAACGGTCCGTACACTTCACGAAAGAGTAACCGTTCGCCTTCAAGTCTAATACCCGCTTCATCACTCTTCAACTCTTCTGGTGTAACGTACGCTGACGCAGCAAATGTCACTAACCCTACAACGTTATAAACGCCATCGTTTTCTTCTATCTTGAATACTATATCACGTCGCTTAATCATAGTAAGTCGCGCCCTCCCGAGCGCTTAATTCATTAAGTGAGCCCTGAAAAGAATTCGTTCAATTTTAAATTACGTTGAGTTGATAATATGATAGCAGCAGGAGGTCTGTTATACCACAGTAATAGAACATATAGAAAATCAATCATCGAGCACTCTTTTAATCCAAGCTTTAGGCCACTCTTGACCGCTGCCCATTGGATAGGGTAACGGAATATACTTATCAAAAATATAACCGACCTTAAACGGTACGTCAAAAGCATCGCACACTCGTTTGCCGAACAGTATCACTTTATCGTATTGATCAACATACGACCATAGAACTCCAGCGACCCTATTAGCTTCGTCGCGATCCCACTCACTTGGTACTGGGTGCGGCCATAGTAAATTGATACCATGAGTCCAATGCACACCCATGTTATTTAAGAACTCACGGCGCGATCCTTTATTGTAGAGCCCCATCGTGACACGTATCTTAAAAGAGTCACGATCGGTAAAGCATGGCTCCCACGCTGCCTGGTTAAATCTCTCACCGATTGCTAAGATCACTGTTCGCCTCCTTGTGTACAATATCTTTAATGATGCCACGATCAACGCCAGTTTTAGTCGCAACAGTCATGCACGGATCTGGATCACCACTTTCGAATGCGTCTTTTACTTCTCTTGCAATTACACGTTCTTCAAGTTCTGAGTAGTCAGCAGTCACGAATACTCTGTACTCTGTACTCGCAAGTTGCTTGAACGCTTTAGCATATTTATTATGCATTTCTATTGTAGGGAAAACACACACTACTTGCTGTGTTTCTGTTTCAATTAAGCGACTGTAGTCACTATAGCCTCCACGAACTTCTAATTCAACACTCATTTGTAGTATCCACCGTAATCCTTTCGCCATGAATCAGTTTCAATATCACGCCCATCTACAAGGTCGCAAACGCAGCGGTCAAGCATGTGCCAATTAGGCATAGTACGTTCCCACAGACTATTAATGAATTGAGTGCGTTCATCTTCGTACTCACAGAAGTACTTTACGTTTTCTATCAATGATCTGGGCGATGAAATACGAAACCGGCTGTCGGTAGATAAATACTTACCCAATGGATCCATTGTATGCGGTTCACCGCGACCGTAGAATAACGGTAAGCAATCGTAAGACAAAGCAAACCGAGCTTTATTCGTATACAATTCACCGCCAGTGATAGTCACGACAGTGCATTTAGCTTTGCTAAAGATCTCTTTGGGATCTCCGAGACCGACCATAACCTCGGGATTATAATCACTAAAGTGCTCCCATCCGCTTCCGTAGATCTTGAAATCTGCTGGCAGCTCGCTGTTAAGGATTTTCCTCCAAGCTGTGTCATGGGACTTAAGGCGCTTACCGTCTGCGATATGAGCGTGACCGACGACTGCACAGTCAACTGTTTTCTCAGGTTGGATTCGTTTGTCGAATAGTCGCCAGTGCTCTGCGGCACAATATCTTTCTTCGATTTCATATCGTTTACCTTGAACTGTTTTCTTCCACGATTTCGCGCGTTGTGATAACAAAGCGCGTGGGCGAATCCAATCACTATCCCATACCATTTCGTTTTCCTTCGGGTAGTTACGTATATCATTAAGGATAACTACACGAGGAATTTTAAAGTGCTTTATAACATTAAGTACAGGCGCTGTGTAGCGAACGGCACACGCTTGACAGTAAAGAAAGAGCTCGTTATCAACGAATGAGTTATTAGATGCGTAACCGGCTATTGTCACGAACCCTCTAATGTCAAATGGAGTCAACTTAGTTATATCATTCGCGAAACGAGCCCTTTGTTCATCGCCAGACATTAAATCAGTCACGCCTGATACATCTGAAGGAATGTACGTCACACCCTCAGGTACATCGCCACGCCATTGACCAAAGTACACTACATTAATGTCACTTAAGCTTGCAAGATGACGAACAACTGCTTCAGTAGTTCCTTGCTCACCGGCCGCACGCTGCGCTCTGGTACGTTTCTCTATTGAATACGCTTCTGTGTATCCAACGGATCCGAGTTTAGTTACTAATATTGTTGGTTTCATAATTCGACGTAACTCCCGCACACTTGACAAGAACCAGACGTATCACAGATCACCGTAATCATTGTAAGGATCCTCGTCATCTTGGTCTTCATGGTTTACGTGTTCACAGACAGGACAAGTCCACACAAGAACGTTTTCTTCCCAGTATGAATCAACTTTTTATCAGTCATTCGGTTTCCCAACAACCGTTGGTTTAGTCATCGTGCAGTGAATTCTCACAAACAACGTCACCGCATACTTTACATACGTCAAGTTCAGACACTCGGATGTTCGGCACATCTTGCCATGTATCTCCATCGAACATTTGAAGAATAGGACCGGTATCGTAGCCGTTTGAGTCGTACGTTGTTAGATACCTTAATTTGATTTCAATTTTCATTCTATTCTCCGTTAAAATAAGTAATGCATCAACGCTAGAGAGATTCGAACCCACAGTATCATTATTCTAAATCCTCTTTCGTACAGACGCATTCTTCTGCGGGTTTATCATCACGCCAGCAATCGAATCGTGGATGCTTCAAGCGACCATGTACTGTAGTACACTCGTACCGAACTTTGAACACTCGACCCACGTCTTTGTCTTCGTCGATACCCCAGCGTACCTTTTC